TACAGTATAACCTGCTCCAGGATTTACTAATAAAATTTGTTTAATTGAACAAGAATTACCTATACATGAAGTAATTGCTACTGCTTGAGCATTTATTCCACCAGAAGGAGCAGTGCTAATTGAGACTGTTGGTACTGTTTTGTAATTATATCCATCATTAATCAAATCTATTTTTCTTACATATCCAGAAACTGTGGAAGTTCCAACAACAGATTGTGATCCAGATGGGAATAGTTTGAGAGACGTTATATATCCTTGATTCTCTAAAGTCTTATCTATTTCTTCAACTGTTGTGTTCATATTGTTCCAACCACCAATATTATCAGAGTATTCAAAAAGTTCACATTTTAATTCATAAACATAAGTTTTCCCCAATTGATAAAATGGTTGCTCGTGCTCAACGAATTTTATTTCAAATAATCTTTTACCTAGTGGAAAATAGATTAAATCTCCTTCTCTTGGACGACTGGAAACAGTAATTTCATCTGGATCCATATCCAACAAGAATGGAGCAATAAAATCTTCAAATCTTTCTTTGGATATTATTAATGTGAGTTCATCTTTCAAATTCATTCCAAATTTTGATAGAATATCTCCAGACCCAGTATACCCATCATAATTGCTGACATAAGCTTCTATTGAGAAATTATCGTCAAATTTTGATGCAGTTACTTCTCTTAATATTGTTTCTTTTCTAATAAATTTTTGTGGTAAATATGATACTTCAACTCCAAAAATTTTTAATTGTTCATTAATTAGTTGTTGAATTAAGTTCTGCTCTGATCCAGAACCCTGTAAGAAAAATGGATTTAATGCCATGATTATCCTATAAAGTCGTATGGAGGTAATTCATATTCCATAGACATTTTTTGCATCAAATCATCTATTTCTCTTTGAGCATCATCATATATTTCTCTACCATTTAGTTCTACTCCACCTGGCAATTTGACACCTCTAAACTTAATTAAATTTTGCCCCCATTGCTTTTTAATAAGTGAAGTTAAATATTTTTTTAAGAAACTATCATTATAAACTTTAGTAAAATCATTCGGATTTAGTACTCTATAACAATCTATTACTAAAAAGTTACCAACTGATTGTGCTCCCCAATCAATATCAAGATACATTCTGTTTTGTCTTTTATTAAATCTTATTTGTTTATCGGTTGTCAGCAAAAAGTCAATATCTTCAAGATAACTTTTTACCATTGCATATTGTAATAATTCTACAGAATTAAAATAATAAAGATCATTTAAAAATAACTGATACTTTATACTAAACATTCCACCAGAAATAGAACTAGTATCAAATTTAAATACTTTTTCTATACCAATTACAGAGTCTGGGACTTGAATATAGTTTGATGTTTCATAAAAATTAAAAGTATTCCCTGCAGATGAAGCAGTAGTAGTTACTATTCCTGGACCACTAGTGTTTTTTGCTTTTCCTCTGTTAACATCATCTTGTGTTATTTGATACTTTAAATACATTCTTTCCACACCATCAAAGTGGCGTTCATTGAAATACTGTAAAGCATCATCGACTAAATCATCTATTTGATCATCGTCAACATTTATTTCCAGTACTGGTGCTCCCAACCTACGTAAACAATAGTCTATTAATTCTTGCCTTGTTGATGGTTTTGACATGTCATTAACTATCTCTTGTTATACTCTTTGAAACAATAGCAGACCCTTCTATTACTTTTGTTTTTTCGCCAGTCTGATTGTTTGTAATAATAATATCATACATATATCTACCAGGTTTTAAACTAGATGTAGATTCTGGTTGTAATTGTAATTTTAAAACACCACTAGATGCTGGTGATACTGCGGTTGTTATGAAATTTACGTAAGAATTACTTTGTGGATGCTTTCTTAATTGAGATTTAATTTCATAACTTGAAAGATTGAGTGCAGATCCACTTTCATTGGATAATGTAAAAGATTGAGTAAATGATGTACCACTATTAATACTTAAATTAACTACATATGGTGATGCCATTTACTACCAAAAATAAAACTATAATTTATTTATGATAATTGTAGAGAGGAAATAACCTCTTGTTGTTTTAAATATAATTTAAAGTAAAGTTTAGAAAAAATTTTTAATTCATCTGCACTCAGTTCATCAATTATTCTGCAGTGTTTTTCATATTCAAAAAGTTTATTGATATCTGTTAGTTCAATTTTTTCGGGATTCATTAATTAATTCCTTTAGTAGAGATTTGATTTCACTAACTTCATTTTTTAAATTTTCTATGTCCTTTTTGTAATTTTTTCTATTATTCATACCATTTATATATTGATCATATGCAATAGAATCACAATTTACAATAGCTCCTGTTTTTTCATCTCTGTAGAGGTTTAAGTGTCCCTCTACAGGTATTAAATTTTTCATATTATGCGAGTGCAATTGCTCTAATATCTTTAAATCTTGGATATTTATCTTGTCTTGTACCAGACATGATTATTTTTATTGAAAAACCAATAAAAGGTCCAACATCCGCAGCAGTATACTGATATTCTAAGAACTGATTATCTAAACTATCTTGAACAAAAATGTCAGGTAATCCACTATTTTGAGATTCATCAATCACATCCAAATATCCATCCAAATTATTATCAGTGGTTAAATTATTATATCCTGGGAATAAATTAAATGATGGTTGTGATTCTGATGAACCTGGTTTTACTAGTGAGTACAAGACTCTTATGTCTGAAGAAGAATGTCTATATGCAGAGAAGAATACCTTAAGAGTATTTGATGGTTTTGTTAATCTAATAGTCTTTGAAACATAAATTGCAGCATGAGGATCATCATTCATTTGATTAATTCTACCATCTCCAATAAAGTCATTAATTGGTTTGTTCAATCTAACAGAATCATATTCAGTAAAATTATTATCTAAGAAAATCATCGGAGATAAATTATAATTCTGCGTTTGCATAACTATTCCAATAGTCATAGATCTATTTCGTGGTAGTGCTGTCAAATATTCTAAAGAATTTACTTTTGATGCAATCATACGAAGAGAATTGAATTTATTTGGAGAATTTAACTGAACATCAGTATATCCCAAGTCTTCAAATGAGGTTTCATTTCCGTTACAACTAGTTCCACTTATAGTTCTCATTAATGCACTAACATTTGTAAGTCCTCCTGGTAATATTACATCAAAATGAGGTGTTACCGTATCATAAATTATATTTTCGGATGCATAAGTATTATCTGCTCCAACGTTTTTCTCAGAATTAAAACATAGTAATGGGTAAGTAGTTCCATTAATATTTTCAGCATCTGGTCTATTTGTAGCAATAGTAATACCATTTTCATCTATTCCATCACGATCTATTTGTAAATAATATGAATCTAAATCTATAGAAGAATTTTCAATGTCATGAGTTTTATTAATTCTTCTTAAAGATATTCCACTAATTTCATACTTGTAAACTATTGAATTTGTATCATGTTTTATAGAAATAGTATTATCTATTCCTTTTGAAAGTCCACTAAGAGTTCCTGCATTTGAATAACCTGTATATTTTATGATTTCACTGTTAATTAAAATATATCCAGGATTTGATGGACTTACTGGCACCCCTTCAAAAGTTTGGAAGTTTGGTATATCACCTGCGGGTATATTAAGAGAAGAATCTGTTCTGAGTAGTGGCGATGTTAATCTAGCGCCAGGACCATCTGGAAAAACACCACTTAGTTCTACCAAATTATTGGATGCATACATACCATGATTAAAATGATCAACTTTAAAATAAGATCCGTCGTAAAAAGATCCTCCATATGTTGATGAAGAAGTAATTGTAGCAACTCCTATAGTTACTTTTGTTCCTGCATTGTTAAAATAAACGATCTTTCCAGAATCTATTGTAAAACTTTCACCGTGAACATTTGAAAGATATAATGTGTCAATGCTAGAACTATTTCCAGTAATTGATATTAATGCATTTTTACCTTTACTGCTATTTGTATTTCCTGTTATAGTTGAAGTAACAATTCCAACAACATCACCAATACTATATCCATTTCCTGGATTTTTTACAGTTGCACTCGATACCGAACCGTTTGAACCAACATTTACCTCTAACTGCAATCCAGATCCATTTCCAGCAATATTGTAAGTTTGTACTGTAGAAACGCCAACACTATAATTTGAACCACCTGTAGAAATAGCAACACTAGAAACAGAACTTCCTGTTCCTACAATATTGCCATACATGTAAGTTTTCACACTATCAGAAATTTTTCTACCAATAGTTAAAATATCATTAACAGTTTCACTACCATAAACTGTTGTTATTCCAACTTTTAGTTTCCTTGGTAATGTTGTTATTGAATTGGGAGGTAATTTTCTGATATAAGTATTACTCTTATTTAATGTTGGATTTTGGAAGTATGCAATACCTTCTGTAGTATTAAATTTAGCTTTGTATAATTTAAATTTCAAGTCTTCGGTTTGATCGGGAGTCCAAGTAGAACCATTTTGAGATTTAAAAAGACTTCCTATAGCAAACTGTTTCGTATACCTTACATTTTCACCATCTGGTAAATTGGCAGTGTTTTTAGTTTTTTCACTCATTTGAGCCACCCATACTTCATACTTATCACTTTGTGGTGACATGAGAACAATGGCATATTCATTACCTGGTGGTAAAAATATTGGATATGGGAAAGTAACAGTTGTTGCTTTTGAACCATCATCAGATGTTTCAATTTGATCTGGTCTTAATGTGACAGGATTTCCAATTATAGTGAGAGTAGGTATACCAAATTGAGTGGTTCTTATTTGAACAGTAACTGGAATATTTCCTGGATCTTTTTTAGCAAAGAAAAGATCAACAGCAACTAAAAATGCTCCATTTTCATCATCAGTAAATGAATTTAAACCTCTAGCACTACCAACAAGGAATGTTTGTGCCAAAGGATCCGAATACTCCTGTCTCTCTATAATTCTGTTGATATTTCTAGTAACATTTGTTACATTTCTAGTTATATTTTGAGTAACATTCGTCACATTTGTAGTTAAATTGTTGGTTACATTTGTTATGTTATTAACAACTGGGGGAGGAAGATTTATACTCGAAACCTCTTCATTTCTAGTTGCAGTTAATGTTCTTGTTCTAATATTATTTGTAGTTGCTAAAGTTGCGCTAACAGTATGAACTCTTATTGTATTTTGGTATGATTGAATTACCCCTTCCGAAAGATAATTTGTTTCTGCTGTAGAAACATCAGCACTGTTAAGCAAGGCATTTTCATTATTTTGGTTACTAGACAATCTAAAGGTTTTATTTCCTGTAACAAATCTAGATGCTGGTGGCGGCAAAGTATTTGGGTCCCTAACAAAAAACGTTCCTATTAGATCACCATAATTATCAGATATCAGTTTAATATCTTTTACAAATGCAGAAGCACCACTAGACTCTCCAACTAAATGTGTACCAACAGTTATAAAACCAGTATAGTTTCCTTGTGCTTCCTCCGATAAAGAGAAAGTATCTACATTTAATAACGATGATGATGAACTATATTCTGATGGAATGATATCAGTTCTTGAATAAGGATTATTTGTAAAAACTGTAGATGGATTATTATAAGGTCCAAACTTATGATTGGATTTTGCAAGTCTAAAACTTATAGTTTGATTGCCAGTAACATCATATCCACGTACAGTTTCTCCCATAATAAAGGATCCATCAGTTCCTGGATTTGATAAAAATTCATCACTGGTTACTTCTATTAATTTTGGAACTATGTCAATTGTGCTTAGTCCATCAAAAAATGCATAATATCTAGTATATGATCTTAGATTTGCTACTGTAAATTCAGTATTTCTAGATCTTATATAAGTTTCCAATTGACTCTCAACAAAAGTTCTTTCCGTGCTTCTCGATGTTGAGGAGTCTGTTGATGTAAAAGTTTCCGATCCTGTTGGAACTGCATCAGATAAACTTAGATCTGTCCAAGTATCTCTAACTGTAATCGATCCAGTATCACCACCACCGCTAGCAGCAGGTCTTCCACTGGTGTTATTAACATTGTTTAAAGTTAGTCGTTCAGTAGTAACTTGACTTTCTAAATTTAAGTTATTATTATGTGTTATTATGTTATCTGGAAGTTTTACAGTTCTAATCCAAGTATCTCTAACAGGATTTAATGTAATATCGCCAACATATGATATAACGTGGAATGGATTTACATTTTCAACTCGTGTTGCTAATGGTTGGTCCAACCAAGGTACTTTATCATAATCTAATGTAACTACAATTCCAGATTTTTTAGCACGGGAATCCGTTAAAATAAAATCTTGAGACAAATCTAAAGTCTCATCAGATGCATTGTTGAGGGGAATTAGTTGATTTTTTAAACTATTTCTAGATCTAAGGGGTATCAATTCTTTATTATCTTCATCTAATTCCACTAAAGATAAATCAAGATTTATAAATGCATCATCTTTAAATGAATCTGCAAAAAATCCAGTTTTAAATCTATCAATTCCGTCAGAATCTTGAATTTGTAAAGTTTGTGTTTGTAACTCTAATAAAGATAAAGATGTTATCCTTTCTAAATTTTCAACTCTATCTTCTATTTTGCCAATATCTCTCATAGTATACCGTTTATTTTCAATTAAAGTTACCTTTGCATCACTTGGATCATAAAGATATGGTGGTAAGTTAATAGTTGCAATCTCTAAGAAATCTTGACCTTTAGTTGGCGATATTGGTTTCAAAGAAGAAACTCCTCTTTCCAATATGAACGATCCTAAACTGTCCAAATATAACTTATCAATTCTTCCCAAATAAACAGCATATTTTATTAAACAAGCTTCATTAGGAGTTAGTATTACTTTTATTGAATTGTCAAAATTTCTGGAAGAAAAATCAAATGGAGATGAACCTGATCCAGCGAAGTAAGAAACTCTTGGTCTAAAATCTAAAATATCAGAAGCTCTGATCTTTAAAAATCCAACATTTGGAATATCTTTATTATAAGATTCTTCTGGATAACTTAAAACTGTAAAAATATCACCAACATCGGTTGGTGGAACATCAAAATAATCAAATACTATAGTTAATTTTTTAGTTGGTTCTTGAGAATTTGAATTTCTAATTATTCTGGAGTAATCATAAAATTGATCTCTTTGTCCCTTATCCAGACCAAATGAATTAGTAATATTTTTATATTTTCCAAAAGATAAGGATAAAAGTGGAACAGTCAAACCAGAATATTCAAATTCAACATCTTCTCCAACCTGGAAAGAATTTCCGTTCAAATAGACAAACTCTATTGTGTCTCCAGCAACGGACACTATTCTAGCTACCGCTTTACTATTTTTACCGGTTACATTCTCTCCAACATTTGAATTATTTGATATAGAATATAATGAAGAAAATGTTAATGAGTCAAATGTGACTGAAGAACTGTCTAAAGATTCATATACTGCAAGAACTTTAGTTACGTCCGGATATCTTAAGCATATTTCTTTGTCCTGTACTCTCAAACCATAATACTGATTATAAGTTAATCCATCTTCTATAGAAGAATTTGTTGATGTTCCAGATTGTTGATATTTGGATAAATTTACGTTTAATACATTACTTTTTTTATGTACTTTTGTTTTACTTTGTATTCCAGTCTTTATAAATGTTCCATTGACTAATCTCAATTGTTTGTTTTGAATACCGCTGAATGTAATCTGAGTGTAAGTATTGTTAAAGGTTACTTGATCTCCAGATAAAGACTCTGTAGTGCCATCTGCATAGTGAATAGAATATTTTTCGGAATCATAAGTATCAAACTTTACAGATCCAAAATTGTCTGGTAATGTAAAATCTGAAGTTGACAAAACCAGACTGTTTCCAGAAACTGTACTACTGATTATGGCTTGAGAAGAAAACGTTAATTGTGATCCGTTTAAGTCAACACTTGATATATTTGTATTTGGTAGTACAGAATATAAATATGAGGAATTTTGATTCAATACATTAGAGTTCCCAACTACAAATTTAACTTTTATGTCTGAACTTGGTAATGCACCATCAGCAATTCCAGAAACTGTTGTAATACCGGAAACATTAAGTGTTGTACCTTCAGAAGATACACTAGTAACAACGTTATAAGTCTCTGTGCTAAAACCAGGTCTAGAATATCGTATAATTGTGCCTGTTGCTATTCCAGAAAATGGTTTATTTGTAGTTTTTACTACACCACTTGAACTTATAGTAATTTCATCTAAACTGCTAAACCCAATTGGAGAACTTTTTTGTAAAGATATATCTCCCAAAAATGGAGTAGTTGCATTATATTGATATACCGATTTAATATCTGATGAATTATATTCTTTTACCGATAAAATCGACCTTGGTAAAGAATTAGAACCATTTATGTATATTGATTCATTCTTTAAAAATTTTCCAGATACTTGTCTAATTGTGATCTGATTATTTGTAGATCCTGCCGTAACAACATATCCAACAGCACCACTACTATTTCCAACTATTAAAGAAGATTGTGGAAGTTCAGTAGAAGTTAATGATGTGTTTATTGTTAATGATGTGTAAAATTGTGGATCATAAAAATATAAATCCCAACTTGACATGGCACTTGAATAAGGAGAATCTGTCAATCTAAACAGATATACTCTAGCTTCTCCTATCTTTGTGCCTGTTGCATTTGTTGTCTCATTTCTTCTTTGATCATAAAATGAGACAGTATTTCTATTAACGGGTGCTCCATAGACATTGTTAATTCTTAAAATATTTCCCATTTTAAATGGAACTACAACATTTTCAATTGTTTCCGTATCTCTGGGTTTGTCTATGTCCAACACTGTTGTGCTAGTTTTTTCAATATCATATCCTTTAACATATGCTTTTCCTGGACTAACTGACACAGACATTAAATCATCAGACGGGGTATTTCCTATTGAAGTTGTTTCTCCAGAAAGAAACAATCCATTATTACCCAATAAATTGTTTAAAGAATTATTAACTGTTACTTTAAATGGAACTACGGAATAATTTCCAGATTCATCATAAGTTCTTTGTGCAATATAATCTTTTATTAAACTATATTCTGTTTTATTTTTTATCCTTTTTAAGATACCATTTTCTACTCTTAATAATTCGACAAAATCAGTATCATTTTGATTATCAGTTAAGAATTTTTTTGTTAAACTTAAATCAAGTTTAAATCTATCTGCACCAGGAGCTGAAAAATTAGTAAATCCTTTAGCATTGTCATAGAGAGATCCATCTTCTTTTGCACTTATTAGTTGTTCAGATACTTTTAACCCTACTCTATATGATGAATTATTTGTATAATAATCAAGAATTAAAGTCTCTTTTGATACTTTTGCAAAAATTCCTCTGATAAAATAGATTCCTTCATCTATAGAAACTGATGAAGAGACTGCTGTAGCATTCTCCGATACCAATGATGCAAATGCTACACCATCAGAAATAACAATATTATTAATTCCATATGATATTGCTTCTGTAGATAATAAAGATTCACCATCAATAAATGAAGACTGTGTAAAATCATTATCAGATTCTAAATATTTTACATATAAAGTAATGTATTCAACATCTTTATTATTTGGAAAGATAACTTGTTTTACACTGGCACTTATTCCAGATACTTCTCCTCTAATTGTTTTGCCAACATACTTCTCAATATATAATGATATGTCCACACCAAAAGAAAGTGGATTTAACTTAACTGCAAAATATTCTGGATCATAAGTAATAGATCCAGGTACTACCATAGATCCTTCTTTAAATATATGACTTCCAAAGGATTCAATTTGATTTTGCAATACTGACTGGATTGTATTTAATTCTCTAGACTGTATTGGTTTCCCAGGACTGAAAAGAACCTTATAAAAATTTTTATTCGGATCAAAATCATCAAAATATGGGTTTACGTTGAGATTAGTTTTTTGTGCCATTTTTTAAAATTCTAGAATAATTTTGATATCTTCTTTTTGTCTAGAGTTCCTTTGTATTAAAGGTCTGTTATCTAGGTAAATAATATCTCCAGATGTTTTATTTATTTCAGGATCTGCCATACCAGCAGTCATATAAACATCTAGGGGAACAGTTTTATTTTGCACTGTTGTTGTTAAACCGGTAAATGAAGAATCTATAGAAGCTGTGAAATTAGAAGTTTTCCCCCTAATAGACCCTCCACTAGAACTAAACTTTAATGTACCATTTCCTAATGAAGAAATTCCAACATAGTCTGTTTGATCATATTCTGTAGGATTAAAATATAGAGATCTGTCTCTAAAATATTTTAATACTGTAGTATCTTTATCATATGAAGCAACATAAGCAAATGCTTTTTTGTCATTAGGCAAAGTTTGCTCAATTTTTTCTCCAACTTGTGGAACAATGTTTCCGGACAGTATAATTTTTAAAGAACCTAATGCGGAGAATCTATCTGAATTGTATAAAGTATTAGAATTGTATACTGATGGATTTTTTAATACTCCAATTTGGCAAAATTTAGTATCAGTTGGAAAATCTTTAAAAGTGTCATCAAATCTAGAGTAAAGTAAAACCCTATCTGCTCCTAATTCCGTGTATATGTCGTATCCGTGACCTTTTGATGGTGGTATAATTGGTATTAATTTTGCTGGATCCGAAATTGTGTCTGACGATTGTAAAGGACCTAAATCGACTAAAGCATAGGTATAACCACTACCACCAACAGTAACTGTGGTATTTACTATTTCACCTTCTTCATTTGCTTCAACAAAAACTCTACCCCCACTTCCATCTCCCAATATATCAACTTCTCCAGTATAATATCCGGATCCAGGATTATCTATAAAAACAAATTTAATTTGATTATTGTTGTTATCAGAATTTGCGTTTTCTCTAACAGAAACTATTTGTGACAAAGATGAAGTTTCCCAATTATTGGGTACTGGTATATATTCAGTAGAATCAAATTTAATTATATCATTTGGGGGAACTGTGAACAAATATTTCCAAATATATCCGTCCCCGCTAGTTCCAGCTTTTGATGGTTCTAAATCTGTAAACAAAGGTTCATCTTGAGATTGATTTCCAGTTGAACTTATTCCACTTGATCCATTACTTATACAAATATAAACCTGGTATAAACTATTCATTACATAATAATTTGAATCATAAAGTCTAGATCTATTTGTAACTGCTGCTGGATTAGATACACTATAATCATGTCTGTACATATCATATTTTACACCTTGCGTCCAATCAATCCTTCTTATACAACGCCTAACGTTTTCAGAAACAACTCTTTTACCATACAACATATTATCACCATAATGTGGCAAATAATCAAAATTATCTGTTGGGTTCGGTAACACAGCAGAACTTGGAACCGCTAAGTCGGGTCCATCCCAGTTCTCATCTCTTCCAAATCCAGGAGTATTTGGATTTGGTAAACCAACAAAAATATAATAATAATCTTCAGAGGTACTTATGGAATTTACAAAATTTGTCGTATTTATAATTCTAAATTTATCTGTAACAAAAGCTGCCATTTTAAGAGATTTTTTTACTATTTATATTAAGTAGTTATCAAATCTTTTTTCAAAGCACCGGTTTTTCTTAATCCATATCCTTTTCTTTGTACTGTTGGATAAGTTGATAAACCAGATGAAACATTATATCCACTAACACCTATAGAAATTGGATTTGTAGATCTAGAAAAACCTGTAATTTTACCCCAAGAAAACTTTCCAACGGGTCTTACAAATGTTCCAGTTGTAGCTATTCCTACGATATTAGTGTTTTCGGATATATTACAAGTTATTATCCTTGCACCATTTGCATTGTTAGTACCAGTGATACTGTGTATGTTGTAAATGTTATCCAAATAATAAGTAGAGATGCCCACTATTTCAGTTTCATTTCCATATATTGAAGTTACACCGTTACCAACTTTAGTGTCAAAAATGTAAATTGGATATCCAGATTGTAAATTTGGGTACGTGTCAGTGGAAGTTTTTATTTCAAATTGTAGTGCTAAACTAGTTCCAATACCAACCGCAGTATTAATTCCAATTATTACTCCACTAAATCCTTCCACTACGTTGGCATTTTTTAGTTTTTCTGTGTTAAATTTAGGACTTTCAACTATTACTTGTGGAGGATTTGTATTAGTATATCCAAATCCTGGACTTACTACATTGGCATTTATTAAAGATCCATTTAAAGAAGATATTGATCCAATAGCTGTAGATCCAACTCCAATTCCATAATATGGATTTGAAATTTTAATTTTTATATCGGAACCAGTATACCCTATTCCAGAATTTTCAATAGAAAGTGATTGTATTGTACCCGCTGAAGATACAACGGCAGTTACTACACCCACAGATATAGATTCTGTAGATGGAACAACTAAAAGATTAATTTTTTCTGTTGCCCCAGGTTCGTTAAAATCATAATCAAAGATAGAAGCATCATCGACAAATAAATTGGAACTAGTAGAAGTAAAGTCTTTAATTATTCTTGCTGTTGGGTATACTTGAGGTTCAATAGAATCTCTAGACTTTGAATAAACAAAATCATTTATTATAATGTCTTCTTTTTGTTTTATCCAGAACAATGGTTTATCATTTCGATCATCAACACCTTGATCAGAATATATGTTAGTTTCCATTAAATCTGCAGATGGAAAATCAAAAACAGTTCTGGTATTCTGAGTTACAGTATTTCTTAAATTGCCATTATTACTATAAATTTGTACAGTATCACCTATTTTAATAGTTTCAACAACATCTACTCTTGTAGAATCAACACCTCTAGTACCAGCATAAAAGTATATTTCAACATTATCATTTTGTTTTGGTGGAGTTGTAAATCTTACAGAAGATCCACCATTGAATGTATATGCATATTTTGGTTCTTGTAATATACCATTTATAAAAATAAGTAATAGTGAATCAAAATCAATAACTTGCGAATCAACATTTTCTGAACTTCTTTGGAAACTCAGAAGTTGACCTTCATAATATAAAGGATAATTTGTTCTGGAACCATCTTGATATCTCTTTATTGAATCTAATAAATTTACCTCTCCAAATTGCCATGACGCAAAACTATCATTATAAGTTTCTAAAACAACTAATTGAAAGTCACGAATTGGTTGTTCTAAATTACGTCCAGTAACTAATCCAACTGGTTTAAAAATATCACCCCTCTTAAAGTTATAACCGGGTCTTGTTATTTTAAACGAAGAAACTTCAAATAAAGTAGTACCAATACCAACATTGGTATTATTTGAACTAGGACCAACATCAACATTCATTAACATTCCTATTCCTGTGTCTGTTGTTGTACCTATACCTAATCTAGATACGCCGACTATTGAAAGATTTTCATAATTTGGTGGTGGTATCAAAATCTGTGGATTTGCATAACCAGAACCTTGATTATCTATTGTAAATGTTAGTTCTCCCCCATTACCCGCTATTGCTATTACTGAAGCTCCTGTACCTGTTGTTCCAGATTCTGTAATGGCAATAGAAACAGGATTTCTATAACCAGAACCAAAAGTAAGATATTCATACCAAGTATATGCAGTTCCTTGACCAACATATGTGTGTGGAAGAGTGCTAGTACCAACTCTAACTGAGAAAGATGTTGTTCCTATACCAATTACATTTAATGGGTTATTATGACTTGGGAAGTAAGACACTATACCAGGGTTAGATGGGCAAGTAAATGCCAAACCAACAAGTTTTACTTGATTTATACCAGTAAGATTTAATGTTGATGGTGTATAAATGTCTAAAATGCCAGTTTTATTATCATACGTTGCAGTGGTAATCGCAATAGTGTTTCCAGTAGTTGCAATTCCAACTATATTACTAATAGATCCGTTAGAATTAGTCAAAACACCGACTCTAGCACCCACTAATGGGGCATATCCAAGTCCTGCAGTAGATCCTAAAGAAACAATAATTCCACCTCTAGGAATTTGATTTTTATTCACATCAGATTCTGAAATGTCAATATTGTCGAATTCATCTCTAATTCCACTAAAAACAATACTACTAATTCCAACCCCAGAATTTTCTACAATTTTAAAATTATAATCTGTTATATTTTCCGTAAGGGGAGTTTGGTAAATTCCATTAATCAAAACTATTCCATTACCTGCTGTTGTGCCGAGTCCAACGGTATTAATTCCCTGAGATTTTAATATAAAAGTTTGACCAATTCCAGTAAATTCTGGTGATATATCATCAAAAATGAGATTTGTTGTATAATCTTGTCTTAAAAATACTCTACCGGTAAATTTCGCTCTTGCTCTAGGAAGATTTCTTTCATCAAAAGTAACTAAGTCAAATACATTACCCCTCGGTGGTTGCGTAAAATATATTTGATCCTCTGAAATATTATATGAACCTCTGTAAATAGATACTTTGGATCCATCTAAGTGAGATGTGGCAGATGATCCAACAAAACCTCTTTGAACCTCAACAATATTTTTGTCTCCAGTAAAGAATAATATTGGACCAGAACTACTTGTTCCTATACCAACATTTAATACTTGCATATACTCGTTATCAATTTTAATCACATCTGTTGGTTTTACAGAACTAATTCCACTCAAAGTAAAGAATGTATTGCCAATTCCTATTTGCCCAGAATTACCAAAAAGTGAATGTGCTATTCCGGTATAAATTAATGGATATTGAATAAGATTATTAATTGTTATAATCCCTTTTTCATTCTTCTTTTCCATTTCAAACATGTGAGCATTTCCTTCTCCCAAATCTGTGAAAACTACTCCTGTACCAGAAGTCGCATTTTGTTTATTAGTTGCAATTTTAAATTGATTATTATTAATTTTTATTGCATATACGGTTGAAGGAAGTCTATTTGTTGAAATTCCATTATCATCTAAAGAACTTACAATTCCCATTGAACTTTGTCCAAGTCCTATGAAAGTTGATTTTGGTTTATAAATTAATTTTTCACCAGTGCTAAAAAAGTGATTATTAATTGTGAAAATTCCAGTTTGAGAATTTAAAACATTGGAGTCAAATGGATCAAAAGTTTTTGCAAAAATAGGAATATTATTATAATTTAATTTGAAGTTTAATCTATTGACATTTCTAGAATTTAAACCAAAATACTTTGCTATTGATAGGTTCTCAGATAAAGGTTCTAAAAGCAAAGGACGTGGAGAATTTATTTCATCCAATAAAGTGTAAAATACATCATTTAAATATTTTATTTCAATATTAGAACCACTAAATTTAGAAGCTGGATAGAAATTAATATTTAATTTTCCATAATTTATATCTGCCCCAAAAGTTCCTATTCCAATACTATCACCAAATAAAACCATTGGATATTCAACTAAGTAAGAACTTTCAGAGTCTTGCATTACCATTAATTGGTGTAATGAGAATGTGCTTCCCACACTTACATTAACTATTGATTTTATAGATGAGAATAAGTTTCTATCATATCCAACTATAGTAGATGCTGAAGAAACTATTTTCTGACCAGATTCATATATAACAGTTCTCTCAGAAGAATCAGATTGTCTTTGTGATTTAAATCTATATGTACCTATTCCACTTGTAGTATTAAATCCTACAGTCTTTACACTAACAGTGATATTTGAATTTGAAATATTAGTGCATTTTAGATTAATAGTTCCACTTGAAATTGATAATCCAACAGATCCTATAAATCCATAACTGAAATCATCTCCGTATGAATTAAAATAATAATCACTGTAATATACATTATTTTGATCATTGACTGAATATATTTCAATATATTCCGTTTCTTTTGTTTTTTTGTTTAATATGTGAACTTCAAGATACAAAGCAGAATAATCCGAAGAATCTATTGAAAGAATATTATCTGTAGAATTTACTTGTACATCTTTTATTTCACTTAAAATATCTACTGATCCAATTGTAAAAGAAGATCCTTTTGGTAAAATTGTTGAAAACTCTTTAGTTAGTATTTTTACCTCATAGTCAATATCATATGGATTAGTTGGAGTCAATTGTAAATAATAATTTCTAGCTTCATCTATAACTGGTTCAATATCAACTATTTTAGAATCCTTATTTGATAAACTACTCTTTTCCAAGAAATAAGTATTATTGTTATTTCTTATACAAACTAATTCTGTAAATTGTAATTCATTTATATTTTTTTCTATTAAATTTAAATCTGATGATTTAACTTGTATTAAAAACTTAGTACATAGTTGGTTTGGTGAAAGAACCGATATAATTTGCTTAAGTGATTTTTCATCATCATCTGAACTTGAGAATTGACTACTGATATCATCAACTTGTAAAACTCTATTTGATCTAGATTCAAAATAGTCAATTAACTTAATATTTTTAAATTTTATAAATTTAGATCTTTGATTGAACGTATCATAATCGGTAACTAAATCAAAGTTCTTAATAACATCAACTCTTGACTCAGAAACATAACTTGTAATTATATCTAAGTATGATTCTTTTGCTAAATCTGTCGTTATTATTCCAACAGAATCTATTTCAGTATCTACGAAGTTCTTTGTTCCTATTGGATGTAAAGTTGAATTGACTATTGGAGAAACTTCATCCCAGGTTTTATCAGTTTTTATTGTATACGATAAATTTTGGTAATAATCGTTATTTGGAATTATTTGAAGATCATTACTAGTTTGTCCAGTATCTTTTTTCCAACCATAAAATCTATCATTAAAACCACCAACTGTAAATGAAGAATCTATAAATGAAATACTTTGAATTGTTGCTTGTTGTCCACTTGTAGATCCTCTAATTACATCACCAACTGATAACTTATATTTTCCTATAAATTTTACATAATTAGTTACAGATTTGGTAATAGTTAAATCTGTTTGTAAAATATTTCCGTCTTTAACTACAGAAATTTTTTCATTAATTAAGAATAATCCATAATCTTGAATCACTTCAAATATTGGATAATTTGATTTTTTGACTATGGATGGAAGAGTATTAATTTGGAATGTAACAGCAACACCAGGATTTCCATACAATTTTGGAATAGATAATACTATCTTACCTGGATTTGAGTTGGTATCGTAATCAATTACTTTCAAAAATTGATATCCATGATCTGGAGAATTAAATCCAATACCAGTATTTGGTTGATTTTCAATATCTTCAACAAAAACTTCTTCTCCAACTGTGAAAGGATCTGTGATGAAACCTAAAATTGGAGTTTTTAACAAACAAGTCATTATACCAGAACTACTGGAAGAAAGAATAGTATCAATAATAACTCCATTAGAATTATTAATACTTTTCACTTCAACTGGAATTTGAGGTAATCCCGTATAAGGGATATCAATATTTACAGATTCAACTCCAAAAGTCCCTGTCGTTCCACTCATTTTTGCACGTATCAATCCACCAGAAATTTCTTTTTTCGTCTCACTATTAATTACAACTAAATCTGGTGCAGATGGATAATTTTTACCACCAAACAAAACATTAACTTTGACTAAAACATTAGAATCTTTTATTTCAGAACGAAAAGGTGTATAAACTAATGGTTTTAATGTATTATCTGAAGGATACTCAAATAGATTATTTTTTAAATTAATGTTTTTAATTTTTCCAATAGTGGATGAAGATGGAATTACATTTAATCCATAACCATTTTCTGAAGATGTATTTTTATATACTGGTATATCTTTATAGTTTGATCCTTTGTCTAATATTCTTATTCTATTAACAGATCCACTAGCACTAAGAGAGTTTGTAGAATAATTTAAAATATCACATTCATCCTTCAAGTAAGAATTTTGTTCTGGATCACCATTTAAATATATGTCAAATTTCGTATCCGTTAAATTAAAAATGTTATATTTTCCGGTATAGTTACTAGTAACAAAGGTTATCTTTGAAAGGTCTTTCCCGACAAAATCGGGTTTTATTACATTATTATTTTTTTCTAATGTATAATATAATTCTTCTGGAATTTCATTATAATATTGTAAAGTAGAATATGCATCAGTAGAAATTCCTGGAGTTCCTAACCCAGTTAGCACATAATTTTTTTGATCATCAATTATATGTAATAATTCCTTTTTAAAATCCTTATCCTGATATACTTTTAATTTGTAATCAGTTAACGATGAATCGGATAAATCAAATACTAAATTATTATTTTTAGTAACATTTATATTTGAGTGAATTAAATGTAATTCCTGTGTACCAATGCCTGAAGAACTGAAACTTATTAAAATGGGTGAACTAGAGGTAGAATCAATATATGTTTCTGAAAGTTTAATATTATTTGAGTCTATTTTATGGACGTAGTAAAAATTTGTTGTTAAACCAGATATTATGGAAGTTGAAATGTAGTATACTAAGTCACCACTTATTAATCCATGATCAACTACGTTTATAGTATTTTTTTGTACATTTACCTCATTAGGAGTAAATAATAATGATTTTGATATTACAGATTTTATTTTATCATTATATTTTAATTTTACAGAAGTAGTTCCAATGCCTACAGATTTATTTGAAATTAAAGTTATATCTACTTCATCATCTTTAGATAAATTATGATAAGTTGATATTGAAACAGTAGCAGTTCTACTATCAACATTACATAAAACCTCATTAAAAGTAGTTTCTAACGAATATTCGTAGTTAAAAGATCCAGCATTGGCTAAATTTGGAAAATACAATCCGTTTGTACTTGAAGTTAAGTCTTTTGAGGTAACTATTCCTATTAAGTCTTTAGATTTAGAAATAACATAAAGTTCTTTTTGTGTGTCTGGATTTTGTAAAAGGTTAAAACTTGCTTCGCTAGGACTATTTTGAACTAAAATAGCTGCTGCTCCACTCGGACGTTTTAATATAACTTTTTGATTTGTTTTGAATCCATGATTAGGTATATAAATGCTTTGAGTTGGAATAGAAATTGTTTGAGAATTTGATCCAATATTGAAAGTATTTTCTATAAAAGAACCAGAATATGTACCAATACCAATTGCTAACTGTGGATTAAAATAATTAATATAATTTTCAGGTTGTGTTTGTGGAGATTGATTATCTCTAAATCTCAACACATCTGATAAAAAGGTCACTATTGATCCGGAAGTACTTAATCCAGATGAAGAAACTTTTTTAACTTTAAGTATATTTAAATCTCTAAAATAATTTAAAATTTTAAAGTATTCATCATAAGACTGACCTTTAATTTTAATAGAACTACCTATTGATACTCTATTTGGAAAACTTAGTAATTGAATATCAGTTACAAATCCAACAGAACTAAAAACTATATTATCACTTAATTTTGTGGTAAAATTACTGAAGTCTACTTTACGAGTACCATTAACGTTTGCATATTGTGTGCTCAATCCTGTTATTGTTACTGCAGAATTTTCTGGAATATCAAAATTTGGAGAATATTTAATATAAAAATCATTAGACCCCAAACTATAAAACTTAGCATTTTCAAATTTTTTAATTTTAGATTCTATAGAAGATATTTGTTTCCCCTCTATTCTATCAACTATTGCATTTAATCCATATCCAGTGTTATCTTGACTTGAAAAATATATTATGTCATTAACTTTATAGTCATTACCTTTATCTGTTATTAAAATATTATCTATGTTTCCGTAAGATGTGCCATCTACTTCACATATCTGATCTAAAGATTCATTGAAAAAATCATACCTTGCATGTAAATCTGAAGATTTATATGGTAAAGTATTTCTAAGCAATGTTGAATTTTTAAAATCATAATATTGATTAAAACTTAATTGATTATTTTCCTCTATTACATTGGATCGGTATGTCTTACCAATAAAATATGGAAATACACCAATATAGTTACCATCTGGGTTAATATTTGCAGTAGTAAAGTATGCATAAACACCATTTGGGTATTCTGGTGTTTTGCAAAATCTACCATTATGCTCATCTAAATCTCCAGAATTTGTAAATACATAATCATCTACAAAATACCCAGACTTAAAATTGGTACCACTTGGTCTGTTTGTTACAGTAGTTAATGAGTATCCAGATTTTAGAAGTTTTATATTGGATGAGGTGTTTGTTGGATCTGAATATCCGTGAGGCCCATAAATTGGGTTTCCGTCATATGCCCAACCAATAATTGGGGAGTGTTTTGATAATGATTCGTTAAATAATGAGTTTAAATTTTCGGAATATCCTGTTACAACGTATTGTAATTCATTCTTTTTATTTTTGTAAAGTATCTCTACAGATGGATCACGATAATTTAGATATTGAATACCATATCTAAAAGAATTATTCAATGTCAATTCTCTAATTTTCACTCTAAATGCAGCATTTTTTCCGGAGGAAACTACACGTATTGATGTATCTGCAAAATTATATCCATATCCTTCAGATATAACAATTGCATTTGATATTTTACCATTACTTATTTCACATCTTATTTCTGCACCAACTCCAGATTTAGTATCAATAATTAAATTTGGTACAGAATAATAATTGGTACCAGCATAAGTTATAATAACGTCTACTATTCTTCCATTAGATATTACTGGCGTTAGTTGAGCAAAATCTCCATTTAAAATCTTTATATTTGGAATATTTTCAAGATTAACCGTTGTTGAACCATAATTTAAACCAGATTCGTATAAGTAAATACCTGTAATGGATCCTTTTACAACTGGAGTTGCTTTTATCTCTTGTATTGTTTGAGATTCTGAAATATAACTTATCGATACCTTTATTTCTGGATAACTAAAATACTGATAACCACTTCCAACAGTTTTTAACTTTTCATATTTACCTCTCAAATAATTGCTATTATCTGTTCCGGCAATTCCAGCATTACATAATCTAAAGGAATCATCATTTACTTTTAAAACGTAGTATTGATTAGATGTTGAAAGTCCTGAAATTGGCGTAGTTTGATAATCATAAGAAATTAGTTCTCCACTAGAAAATCCATGATTAGTAAAATTTATAGTATTAAAGTAAGTTGATATTCCAGATGAATTCACTATTAATTTTCTATTTTCAAATCCAGTTCCGGGATTTATTACTTTAACCGAATCTATTACATTTTTAGGGTCAGTTTTAAATTTATGAATTCCAAAATTTCCAACAGTTGTAAATCCAACAGTATTAATACCTGTTCTATAATCACCTATTGTTTTATAAAGTTTAACAGTTTTGCTATTGACTACTTCAACATAAAATGGAGTGTTGTTCCCAAGATAAATATTTTGATTTATATTAGAACCTAGATAAGTTCCTAATCCTATTCTTTGATTGTTTATATTATTAATATCATAAATTACTTTTTGACCATCTATAAAATTGTGATCGGTCAAAAACGTTATAGTTTCTGATGTGATGCTCAATCCACCACCCTCTTCAAGTATTCTAGCATCAAAAAATACTTCTCTTGATTTTTTCTTAATTAGCGGAATAACAGATATATTTTTTGAATTTCCTCCAGTAACTTCAATTTTTAGCGGTTTTTCAATATTGAATTCTTGAGGATCTACAATAATTTTTTGTAAAGTTCCAGTAACAATTGGTTGTACTTTTGCAGATCCACTTGATAATTGTAATCTTGGTGGATTGACCACATCATAATCTTCGCCAGAATTTATAACATCTACAGTTTTTAAAGGACCATAATAAACTTTATCTTTTGAATTGTAACTAAGAATTTCTACACCATTTGCAAGAATACCTACAGTTTCTGTACCAATGTCAGATCCAGTTTCTTTTAAGGGATCTTTTTTTAGATCAATCTTTTTAAAAAGTTTTTGAGGATATATTTTTTTATCTTCAGTGTACTGAGACAATAATGTGAATGAATGAATTCCTTGTATAGTGGATCCACTAGAAGATGATCCAAGATAAACAAATTTGTTTATTGATATAAAAGATCTAGAAGTAAATAATTTAACTTTTTTATAATCTTCTGATACTACCACATAGTAATATCCTCTAGACAATCCTGGTATTGGAGATCCAGTATAATCATAATAAACTCTATCTCCACTAATTATGGATAACTCTTTATCAAATAATAGTGAAGTATATTTTTGTTCTACATCATCATAATCGAATAAAGAAGATGGACTATAAGAAAATATATTTGTATCTATTTGATAAGATGGTAACGAATTAGAAGTTATGTAAACATTCGATCCATTCTCATCATATAAATTAGATACATCTGAAGTAATATTTTTGTACTTCAGAGGCACTATAGAACTTGAAGCCGTTTTAATTTTTCTCCTAATATCATATTTCTTTAAATCATTGAGATCAGATAGATTAGATTCGAATCTAATTTCACCAATAGTTGTGTCAATATTGGTTATTAAAACATTACTTAAAGTATTTACTTTAATTTCTGTATTTCTTTCAAGAAATTCAACTCTGTCACCAACTCTTAAAGAAGATGAATCAATATCACTCAAAGTTAAAGCATAGTTTGATTCTCTAAAAAATTGATCTAATTGATATCTACAACTAGTATTGTAAATTAAACTGTCGGATATAATTTTAGATTTATTTCCTTCAACGATAACTCCTAAATTTTTTACAAAAATATTTTCACCATCATCAAATATATAATTTTTTGCATTATTATTGTCAACCGCAGATATTCCAGAAATTACATTTAAAAGACGAAGATTGACTTTATATTCATCACTTACTATTCCATTTTGATACCCAAAATAAGTTGAATTTGATACAATGTTAGATGTTTTTGGGATATCAATGTCTACAAAAGATTTTCCTTTGGTATAACATCCAAAAAGTTGATTAACACTTTTATCTGCATAAAAAATTTCTGTCTGATTAAAAAATACACTTCCAGATTTGGGGAAACTAATAGTAGAATCTAAAGTAATAGTGTCTAATTTGTCAGAAGCAAGTATACTATCAACTAATCTACTTGAAGGAGTTGGAATAAATTCACCAGAGTTTTCTATATTGCTTTCATCATATCCCAAAAAAATTAAAAATTTGTAATAAAGTTTATTTTGTCTGGAAAAAGTTTCAATTTCAGAAATAGCGCCAAATGTTGACGGATCATCATTTTTTATAACTTTTTGTCCAATTAAAAGAGTAGGATCTTTATCTAGACTTAAATTTTCAAATAGTAATTCTTTTCTTTTTATATATTCTGCATCAGAAGTTTTTACCAATAAGGTTTCTAAATCAATTATCTTTGGTTTAGTCCCATATAATGCATTAAAAAGAATTCTGAATGACTCTTTAGTTCCTTTTGTTTGATATAGTGACTTTGTATTTTTAAGAAAATTATTTACATTTAAACCTTCAACTAGAGAAGATGTTTCTAACTCTGGTAATATCGTATATTTAATTTTTTTGTAAAATTCTTGTAAAAATAAAACACTTAAATTAGTTACTTCAGTTCCATCTAAGTGCTGATTTGCTTGAGTAGAATTAAAAACTAATTCTGAAGCATATTGCTTAATTCCACTAAATCCTCTTATGCACCCATTAAAAGTTGTATTTGTTTTTTCTTTATATGTA